TTTACCTGTTACGATTTTTACTTTAGATACTTGAGTCATGATGTTGCCTTTTTAAACGTAAGAACTGGACTTCAATAGGGGCCAGCTCGTCTACCCTTACTACAGTATTACTAATACGCAAATCATACTACTAATATTTCACAATGTGAGAAACTTATGAATCGTACAAAATACCCAATTTTTGCATTGCTTCTTTCATTGCCAAGGCTTTTAGAAAATCTTCTAAATACTCTCTTTCATGCAACACTTCGGGATCTTCAGCCACTAAATCTACTATTTCATTGATGGAGTCTCTTAGTTGGTAAACCCCTTCTCTATAGCTACTTCCGGGTAAAGCATCAAACTCTGATATAAATTTGTTTATTAGTAAATCGGGAATTTCAAATTCTGTGCCGTAGCATTGTACTTTCATAGCGGCCTCTTATAGTTATTATTTTGCTACCATGACGAGCCCCACGTTGCCTATTGCATATCCAAGGAACATGATGCCCGTACCAACACCCCCTTTAAAGAACTGATCACAAGCTACTACAAAGTATACCACGCCCATCGCTGCAATTAGCCAAGTACTCATTTGAAGTCTTCCGAAGCAGTCTCTTTAACGCGGACCAATTTGGGGCTTCCCTCTGGGCGCAACACTAGATCCCCTAACCAAGCTGTTACTTGTCCTTTTGGTCCTAGCTTTTCTAAAGTAGCAATACTTTTTAATTTGCGGGGCTCCCAAATTACTTCTTCGTTCATGCCCTTTTCTTTAAGCACCACAGCAGCCAGTTCATGGTCGCTGATTTTGCGGTGCGTTACCGATGTGGTTAGTTTAAATCCGGGAGGTATTACGTTGTTGTCTACTGCTTTTTCCAAAGCATAGTCTTCTATATCACCAACCCAAGTGCGTAAGTCCTGCGCTCTGGAAAGTACTAGACTGATTTCATCTTCGTCTAATAGCGGGGCTGGCCTAAATTCTAATTTGGCTATTTCGTTGTTGAAGTCCGAGCGCGCCCTGCACTGCGCTTTGGCGCGGCAGAACTGGCAGTGGTCGCCTGGGAGGAACTCGCCTGTGCCGCTCCACGCTTTCTTGGCTTTTGGCTTGACGAAGTAGTTGGCCCAGTCGACAAGTTTACTGATGCTGGTACCATCGGTACTGATACTGTCAAGCCGGGGCTGATGTATCGTGTAACTGACTTCTTTGATGTCCGGGTATTCTTCTTTAAATTTGGAGTAGGCTCCAAGTGCGTAAAGTCGAAGTTGTGTATTGTCTTGCGCCATGACTGGAACGCCTTTTCCGAACTTAAGGTCGATGACACGAATGGAGTGCTTAGAAAGAATAACCACATCGGCTGTACCAAAGCCGTCAGGAACCCAATCAGAGAAGTCCACACGTTGTTCAAATAAAGGGGTATCGCCGTCGCCCACTTGAGACCGAACGTACAAAACGTAGTTGTCGACGTTGGCTTCAAAGTCTTCGTTGTAGTACTGCGTGTTTTTAATGATTTCGATTTCGTGTTGATATTCTTCATAGTCTATTTGTCCAAAATGATGACGCAGTTTAACTTCAGCCAAGGAATGGGCCATAGTGCCTTCTTGACTAAAGTCAAAAGCATTATTGCCTCGTTTTGGTTCTGGAAGGGTGGCTTCTAGGCGAGCGCTGGGTGTGCAGGTTAACCAGCGTTTTGAGCCTGAAGCAGATAGGATAGCGTGTGCGGTCATCTGATTCTTTCAATTCGGTTTGTCGTACTCTTACTAATACGCAAAAAGCCACTTAAAAAGTGGCTTTTTAAATAAAACTGAAAAAATATTTAGTTAGTCTTTTAGGGCGGAAATAAGATCTGCTATTTCTTTTTGGAAATCTATTGTAACCTCTTGTTTTATATTAGATTTTATTTCTTGACGATCTTTGTAGTCATCTGGATATTGTCCACGTAGGGCAATCTCGGCAACGCGGCTGTTAAAAGCACGGTTGTCAATATTAGCCAGCATCATGTTTTCCCAGAAAGCCTGACCATGGGTTGTCGCCATAGACATGCTTTCTTTAAACTCAGGATTCTCATCTTTCCATTTTGCTGCTGTGTCTTTGCTGATGCCAATAGCGGCATACATGGATTTTTGAGACGCACCTACTTTACCAAGTTCTAAAATGATCTTAGCCATTTCTGTGGTAAAGGTTTTCTTTTGTTTAGCTGCCACACTTCCACCTTTTTAATGATGCTGCTTTGCGTGTTGGTTTACCATTATCATCCTTCATAGGACCTGGCATGCCAGACATACGCGCACAAAACGATTCTTTACGGGGGCCACCCTCTGGTTGAGGTGCCTTTAAATTCGAGCCAGTAGCCGCATTATACTTAGCACGCCCCTTGGCGGTAAGCCCAGCGCCCTTAGACGCAGGCAACTTTTCACCACGGCCAATCGCAAGGGAGGGACCTTTCTTTTTAGTTGCCATTATTTCTTCTTTTTAGTAACTTTACCGCCGCGTTTATATGTATCGCCCGCCGGGTTAGTTTTTTCACCCTGTTCTACTGATTTTTTAGCACGGTTATACGAATCAAAAACTTGCACCATACGGGATGCTTCTCTATGATTTCTTTCACTAAGATCGCTTGGTAAACCGTATTTATCGTCTATTGTTTCTTCTTTTTTGGCCTTTGCTGCAAATGCCTCTTCGCCAGTTTTTTCTGCCAATGATTTTACTTTTCCGCCGCCTTCGTATTTACCAACGTTGCCGCCGCATGCCATTTTAGGCATCTTTTTGAAGTCTTTCATGCCTGCTCCTCTGGTGTTGGTGCTGGAAGTGTTTCATTTGCCGGAGCTTGTAAATTTTCTAATGGTGGATCTAATTTCACCTCATTTGCCGGAACTTGTAGATTTTCTAATGGTAGATCTAATTCATTCATTTTGTTTTCGCAGTCTTTGCTGATTGTTTAAATGATTTTGCAGTCGGGGCGCCCGGACTGCCAGGTTTGCGCATCTTCTCGCCAGAACCGGCTTTAATGCGTTCTTGTTTAGCGTGGATGTTTGCGTAGAGTCCGGGTTTAGTTGCCATAATGCCTCTTAGAATATTACTGAAACGCCTGACATCTTTTTAACTAAGCCTGTCAGTTCTTTGGTTGTTTGACCACTAACAAAGGTATTAATTTCAATAGCCTTGTCGATGATCTCTTCCATTGACGGAAAAGCGGGTGCCAATTCTTCTACTTCTTTGGCAGTCTTATTGAGGACTTCCCATGCAGCCATGTTGGCCTCATGTTGCTTAATCATTAGATCTTTAGCAGTGTTAAATACGGAAAAACGGAGTTCAAATGGATTCATTTTGTTACTTTCTGTGTATGTTGTGTATGATGTGTATAAAAATCCCAGTTTTCTATGCAGGTGAGCTGGGGACCTGTGGCTTTATTTACAGCCAGTGTAGATAGGAGCGCCTCCCGGCGTGTCCTATCTTTACTAATACGCTTTTAATGCTAAAACCGCCCTATTTTTCGTCTGGTATAATAATGGTGCGCATATTGGTTCGACGTTTTTCTTCGGCTTCCATGGCTTGGCGCAGGCTAGGCAACATTTCGTTAACCATTTTAAGGGTCAATCCAAGGGCTTTTTCTCGGTCAAGCATTTCCTTTTCTTGGGTATCCCTCGCAACATTTTTATCAATTGCCTTTGCTACGTCAGCACTAAACCCCTTGCTGCGCAACAAATCTCGCATCCATTTTTCACTCATTTGAAGCCTGTTGCAATTTTTGCAACAACTCTCTAAATTGTGGCTCTCCTTGCATGTTAATTAGGTTAATAATTGGTGCTGTTGCAACATACGGTAAAGGTGCGTTACCTAAAATATTTAAGATAGAATTTACTTGTGCTACAGTAAAAGAGAAGTTTAAAATCTCATTATCTAACGGGTCTTTTTTAATTTCTTCGGTCATTTCTTTTTACTACCTTTCTTTTTAATTGGGAAATCGGGGAACATTGCTTCTCTTGCTGCTAATTTTACTGGGTTGGTGCAGTACTCATTTAATTCCATCTTGCGGCAATAGGTGTCCATCAGGGACTCCATGCGCATATCATGCAAAACTTTAATGCCCAGCAGCGCATTGGCTACTTCGTCATCTGACATTGGAATTGGATGATCACCATGATGCTTGTACAGCAAATCAATATCTTCACTGGTCTGCCATGCCAGCATAATTGCTGACTCTAAATCAATCTTTGGATTCATTTCTTTTTCTTTGCCTTTTTAAGTTCTGCATCAAAATCAACGCTATACCAACCACCCACTATTTTAATGGCGGGCAACAATTCTTTCCAAGCAGCAACATCATCTTCATGCCATGCTTCACCGCTTTTCATCATGCCTTTAATACTGATATAGCTTTGAGCCAAGTTGGCTGCAGTAATTTCGTCTGTAAAATCGTCATCAATTTCAAGTTTCATATTTTTACCTTATTATTTTCGCCTTCAAATTCCATACACTGTGCTGCTGCCAGTGTTATTTCTGGTTTAAAAGGCAGCGCCAAAAATTGTTTTTTCATATCCTGGCAGTGTTGTATTGTTACTGGGCGGCTGCTAGACATAAAATTACATTGGGTGCCAATACAGACAATAGACACAAAAATAAATGCATTCATTTTCCGCACTCCGGATCTACACTAATTCTCATTCGTTTTTCAAGCTCACGATCAATATACCAACGAGCTTTACGCAGGTCTTCAATGGCGTCTTTCTTTAAATCACAGCGCCAGATGTACTTAAGCGCGTTGCCTAAATTAAAACCCATGTGCTCGGTAATCTGAATACAATCAATACCGGAGGGGTGGCTGGTGTAGTGCTTAGGACTGTTTACTGGATCTTGCATGACGCATCTCTTTCAGTTCTTTTTCCATGATGTGCATTTCTTCCATGCTGTTACACACCCAAATGCCAAGCAAATGGTCGTATCGTTCTACATCAATGTCTTCCACACCAGTAATGGTCTCCATGACATAATTGCCCTTGTACCGATGCTCTACAATAAAATGACTCATAGCTTTAGCTCCCGTTTTATAAAATCAACACCTTTTCCAAAATGGTAGCGCCAATACTTCTCGGTTACCATGATGTCATTATGCGTCAAACCTTCTAAAAATGCTTTAAAAATTTCCTGCTGCTTTGGTGGCATCCGTTCTGCAATGAGCCGCCTAATATCAATAATGTCTTCTAAACTCCAAGGGAAATACGCCTCCATCATTTCTGTTGAAACCCCGTCGTTTTCATCCCGCTCAATGGGGTCTAACTCTTCGTCAGACAATCTAGGGGTTGCGGCTTTGATTTTGGTTTTTGTTCTCATGTCTCTACTAATACGCAATTTAGGTCATCTAGCAACGCTTCTTGAATATTTATTTTACCTTCCAGCACTTTGACAACGTGTTCATCAATGCTATTGGCCACAGTTAAATGGTGTATAATAACCGGCTTTTCTTGCCCTTGGCGGTAGATCCTAGCGTTAGCCTGGATGTAGTTTTCTGAACTCCATGGTAGATCAAACCACACCGTTTGGGCTGTCTCTCCAACGTTGCACTGTAGATTGAGCCCGATTCCCCCACTCTGGGGATGGGCAAGGAGCATACGAATCTCACCACGATTCCACGCTGCAATGTTGACATCGTCCAGCACCACAGCCTGCGGGAATTGAAGACGTAGCCTGTTGAGGCTGTGTTTGAAGTGGTAGAAGACCAGCGTAGGGGAGGAAGACTCTTCCATGATCGACTCAAGATATTCCAGTTTAGCGCGGTGTACCTCTTGTGCTTCTCCTTCTTCGTTGTAAACTGCTCCCGATGTAAACTGGAGAAGTTTCCCCGCCAGTGCTGCCGCTGTTGGAGCTGTGATACGTTCTTTACCGATGTCAGCGACCATGTTTTTTCTAAGTATGTCATATTTAGCTTTTATTTCCTTGTCCAATTCAATTTTGTGATAGAGCGTTGTAAGCGTAGGCAGCTGCAAATAATCGCTAGCTTTAAGCGAATAACAAATATCTGCAATCTTATCTCTAATAGCTTTATCCGCACCATCTTTTAATATCCAGTTATAAATTACGCCAGTTTGCCGGTTGCGTTGGCCCGGATTCATGTACTTATCCCTAAAACGAGTAAGGCTTGTTTCTAAACGTGCTCCCAGATCCAATATACCCACCTGTGACCAGAGATCTTGCAGTCCTTGAGGGCTAGGTGTGCCAGTGAGGATTAAACGCCGTGAGAAGCCCTTTAAATGCTTTTTAAGCGCTTTAAATCTTTTGGTGCTAGCATCCTTAAAACGACTGCTTTCATCTATCACTAAGTTAGTGAACACTAACTTATCTGAAAGGCCACAAAGCCATACAACATTCTCAAGGTTTATCAGATAAATATCTGCATCCAAATTCAAGCCTGACAATCTCTGCGTCGGGTTGCCCATGATCTTCGATACGCGTAAGTGGGCTAAGTGCGACCACTTCTTGCATTCCGCGTCCCAGACTGTCTCCGCTACCCTCTTTGGCGATATGATAAGCGTTTTCCCCTTGAGTTGCTCCGCTATAATCGTCAGGGTTGTTGCTGTCTTCCCAAGTCCAGGGGGTAGAAACAGACCCAAGTTCGGCACCGACTGCGCCTTGGATATAAGATCCTTCTGATACTGGTGCAGCTGTGTTCTGTTGAGCATTTATTGGCAATCTAATAAAAGTATGATTTTTATGGGTAGGTCTTTTTCCGTTAACGCAGTTATAAACACTTCGATTAGAAAAACCAGCGGCTTTCATTTCTTTAGCCCCAATAAAAATTTTAATAGCTCCTGTTTTTAAACAAGTTGCTTGTATTGGACCTTTGTATCCAGGGCTGTTTTTTCCAGAATATTTTCCTAATCGACTTTGTCTTATTTTTTCTTTTGTTTCTTCACTTTGTTTTTTGCCATACATGGGATTGCCCATTCCTGAGTTTCTTTTTCTTGAAATTTCTCTTAAATTATTTTTTGTTTTTTGTGTGTGCTTTTTTCCAAAAAATGGATTTTTTTCACCTAATTTTTTTGACGCCAATTCGCTTAATTGTTTTTTAACTTTTTCAGTATGTTTTTTTCCAGTAAACATTCCGGGTTTTCCAAAAGCATAATGTTTTTCTCCGGCAAAACGACCTTTCATTAATCTTGAATTTACTTCCGCTTGTTTTTTTCTACCAATTTCATAAGCTCTAGATTTTATTTTTCTTGTAAGCGTCATACAATTTAATGCATACCACATTGAATCATTGTTATAAATTTTTGCTAATAATAAATGAATTATGCAGTGTTCTCTGCCGGTTAAATAAACAAGATTATCTTCATGATTGGTGCCCCCCATACTACGAGGAAGAATGTGATGTCTTTCTGCGTAACCTTGAGGTTTGAATCTTTGAATAGCTCTTTGAATTATTTTGTCATGAATTTTTTGTAGATTCAAGGAAATCCCCTATGTCTTCTTTGCTACGCAGAACGTGAACAGGAAAGCCCTGCTCGCCAATGTCATCAAAAACCAGTTCTTGTCTCGGACTTAGTCGGCCAGTCTGCGTCTTTAGCTCCACTAAAAACACCTTTTGGTTGATGAATACTATCCGATCCGGGACCCCGGTCACGGTGCTGATCCACTTGTAGCTCAGGCCCCCTTGCTTCTTTAATGACTTTACTAAGTGCTGCTCTATCTCTTTTTCTAGCACATTCACGCTTGTCTTCCTCCGTTGCATAGATGCTAAACACCTGTTTAAAAATGTGCTCGCCTAAGTAGGAGCGTGACTCGTCGCCAATTTTGGTATCCTCCTCACCAATGTACTCAAACACATGGGTGACTGTGTGGCTTACTTCATGGTAGATCACACCCATACGCTCAAGCGCTGTCTCCTTGGCCATCTCTTCGTAGTTAAACACAATCGCCAGCATGGCGTTGGTCGTGCCCTCCTGCTCAATGAAGTGAGACTCTGCAAGGCCAACGTCTAGTGCGTTGTGGCGCGTGGTAATCTTTGAGTCGCGGACGGCTTGCTGAAATGCTGTGTCACTAAAGCACACTTTTATTTTGATACCAAAATGTCCGGTATCGGCAATGTAATATGGTAGCTTCTTAGTGCGTTGCATCATTATTTCCTTTTTCGTCGGGAACTTCCCAGTTTGCTACTTCTTTAATAATGATTTGCATAAGCCTATCTACTTCTTCTTTAGTCATGGTGCCATCGGCAATCAACTCATCTGCCCAGCCATCATCAAACTCCACTGTTTTCTTACCCATTATTTTTCCTTTGCTCAACATGCCACTTGCACAGTTCTCTGTAATACTGAACATCTTCTGCGTACTTTTTATACATTGTGTTATAAATTTCTTGTTGCTCTGCTATGTCTTTATCTTTTGGGCGCATGACAAGACCGATTATAAATCCAATCATAAACGCTAGTCCTATTTCAGTCATGGCAATTCCCCTATTCCGTGGGCGCGTTCGATGGCGCGGGCAAACTCAAAACAAAACTCTGCTGACTTAGGTGCTGGGTCTAATCCCCACCATAGCGCCATGATCTCATTGTATCCCAACGGGGTACGTTGTACATCTTGCCGGTCTTGTGTGGTGAAGGTGGTCATCCCATGTACCTCCAAATGGCTTCTAACGCAATCATAAGAAGCCCACCCATCAGGCAGGTCAGCAAAACAACGCAGCAAATTTTAAGTGTCGCTAGTAACATATTAGTCCTCTGGTGTGATGTACATTTCAACCGGTTTACCTGCCAACGCAAACTGCGCGTACTGCCACGCTGTATCGCGGACCTCAGCGGGGGTTGCGCCTCTTGCTATTAAACCCATCGTGGCCGCTGCTGCGAATGTAAAAAGTTGTTCTTCGTTTGTCATTAAAATATCTCTTTCTCAAAATTGCTAATGGAATCTACATACTGTTGTGCCTTGGCTGATAACTTAACACCTAAGAATAAATGCTCACCACCATCAAGGCCACGTCGGCGGTATGACTTAATGTTCATATCCTGTGTCGTAGCATTAAAGCGCCGCTTGAATGACATGTCAGTGCCAGGGTGTAGGTTCTTCTTAATCGCCCAGTGTTTGTAACAAGCAAACAGGGCGTCCTTGTTTACTTCAAAGCCCTCTCCCACAATACACGCCTCTTGCACAAACGCAATCAGTGGGTTAGACAGCTCAGTCATCTCTTCTAACATCTCTTTGCTAGACTCTGGTTGGATAAAGCGCTGA